GAATAGTTACTAGCTCCAGCACCTTGTGTGTTACTGTAAACTTGAATCACATAAGAACCATTACTCCCTATGTCTGTACCATCTATTCCTGTTTCATTCCATGATCCAGCGGCTCCACTTAAAGATACTGAAATTGAAGTTGTTTGATCAACTTGAACACCAGCTGTCATATCTAAACCTTTGTGTTTTACAAGGCCATTTACATCTAGTTTTTGAGTAGGAACAGTCTCCCCGATCCCGACGTTTCCGCCATTTAAAATAGTAAATCTTTCTACAGCACCACCATCAAGAATCCTTAATCTATCTGTTGTACCACCATAAGCAATCTCAAAACCGTTACTATTATTAACAAGTAATATCCCTGCTTTAGAAGTAGTATCATTGCCATTTGCAGCATTTCTTTTAACTTGTATTAATGCTGTAGTAGCATATCCGGCTGTACCATCTGATACCGTTAATTTACTACCTCCAGGCGAACTCGTCCCGATCCCGACTTTTGCATCAGCATTAATGGTCATTGCAGTTGTAAAACCACTTTGTCCTGGAGCAGTATTTGTTCCTACGTCAAACTGAAGTCCACCATCATAACCTTGTTCACCTCTTCCTGATATTCTACCCATAGAATAAGCAGCTCCACCAGTCCATTTATTGTAAAACTCTAAGGCTACTCCTGCTGATAATATACCTGCTGCATTTTCTGTATTACTCTGGCCTGTTAGTCTTATAATCCCTTCAACAGTATCTTTTCCTATATAACTTGGATATAATATATCTAATTGCTGTGCAGGCGAAGTATTTCCGATCCCGACATTGCCGCCAGCTAAAATTGTCATTAAAGGAGATGTGTTGTATGTAAAATTCATAACAGCTCCAGCGTTCTCAATACCCATTGGATGAGTATCTCTTGAATCATTAAGAATTATACCGACAGGTGATCCGGCTTCAATTTCTAGAGCTTGAGCTAAACCACGAGGGTTTTCTATACTAGTAGTTCCAATTAAAACATTGCCTTCAAAATATATATCTCCATTATTATAAAACTCATGTTGGAATTGATTAGCCCCATTTGAGTTATAACCTTGCAAACAAAGTTTTCCTTCATTATTATGCATTTGAAAAGCTCCAAAATTAGTGTTATAAATAACTCCATTAGTTGTGTCTCTATTCCAACCCAAAGCACCCATTATACTAGCGCTACCAGATCCTAACTGAAAATAATCACCAACTAAAATGCTATGTCCTTGTACAATTTGAAGTTTATCACTAGGCGAAGTCGTTCCGATCCCGACGTTGCCGCCGTTAGGTTGTAAAACTAAGTTATAATTTGTGGCATAACTTGACGAAGATCTTGATTGCAACCAACTATAAGGATCACCAAAACCAATGTCTAAACTACCAGCACCAGCAGTTTGACTAAATCTTGCAATACCATTTTGAGCACTACCAGTTGTTAAAGGTGCGGCAAACGTTCCTTTAACTTCAAGTGCATTTACAGGATCATTATCATTAATCCCAACTTTACCATTATCTTGTACTTTAAGTAATACATTGTTATTATCTATAGCTGTTTGATTATGTCCAACTATAAATGATTCTCCAGCTCCTGAACCACTATCACTGTCTATATTGACCCTTAGTGATGCTGGTGAATTTATTATACCGTTGTGAGTTCCATTGTCATCTAATTCTAGTATTCCATCTAACGATACTAATTTTGATCCAGTTACTATACCTGTAAAACTCCCAGCTCCAGTCACGTTAATACCAGTAGATTCAATATTCATCATACTGTTTCTATTATCGTATCTTATAAAATTAAAGACATGAGCAGAACCAGATTGTATGTAAAATTCATTATTTGTATCTCTTAAATTAATCCCTGGATTATTTGCCGCGGGTAAAGCTGAAGTTGCAAATAAAATATTTTTAGCGTTTAAATTACCAGTTAATGTACCACCAGCTAAAGGGAGTTTAGTAGCTATTGAATTTGTAACTGTTGTTGCAAAATTAGGGTCATCGCCCAATGCTGCAGCTAACTCATTTAATGTATTTAAAGTACTAGGTGCTGAATCAACTAATAAAGCCGCTCTAGCATCTGCTCTAGCATCAGTATAGTAAAGGTTTGTACCCTCTGTTAAATCACTAGTTGTTGCAGCAGTTATTCTGGCATCAGCTCTAGCATTCGTATAGTACAGATTTGAACCTTCAGCAATATGTGCAGTTGTAATCCCACTAATTTTAGTACTAGTGACAGCATTATCCGCTATATTCCCTGTAGCTATCGTTGAGCTCGCTATTAAATCACCTGTTACTTTAGTGTTTGCCATTTATTAATTATTTTCTAATGTTTCTATCCTAGCTTTTAAGCTATCATTATCTGATTTTAGTTCTTGTATTGCTTTTATAAGCATTGGAACGAATACAGAGTATTTTACCGACTTATATAGTGTTTCATCTTTAGAATCTGGATATTTTGATTCTGAGATCATACCTGGAAATACTTCTTCTAACTCTTGAGCTACAACCCCAATTTGTTTTGTTTCTTCTCCTATTAAATTAAAGTTTCTAACTTTAACACCCATTAGTTTATCTAATTTTGGCGTAGCATCTACAATATTTTCTTTCTTTCTTTCATCAGAGATTGCACCATAAGAATTATTAACATTTTGTACATTTCCATTAGTATTAATCCACAACCTATTTGTTCCACTATTTGGGTCTCCTTGTCTACAAATCATAAAATAGCCATTACTTCCTGTAGCAGCCACATTTAATTGAATTGAACTATTATTAGTAGTTGTTGTGTTTGAATTCCTAACAATTAAAGCATACGACTGTGAACCATTTTTTACGACATTATGTGAGTTATACCCTAAATTAGCTGTTCCTCCAATAAAAAGAGATCCTCCATCTGGATTTATATAACTATCATAATAAGAACTTAAATAAATGTATTTAGCATTGTTAGATCTCCATAAAGATAAATCACCTTCGTTACCATAATTTCCAAGCGCAGCTCTTGTAGCGCCAGCAGTAGTACTTAACATTATTGAATTGGCTGAAGAACCTCTTACTCTTATATTACCATTTAAAATTTCAAGCTTAGCATCAGTAGATGGTGCCATGCCAATCCCAATGCTGCCCGCAAAAGTTGAGTTTCCAGTGTTTGATATAATTAAATCTTTAACAATCGTTCCACTATTATTATCTTCACTTGATCGAACAATTTGTAAGTCTCCATGATTAGATAAAATACCTCTATTCCAAGAGTTTGATTGCTTGCTCCATACCATTCCCCCACCACCAGAATCAGCTGCATCAAAAGTTAAATACTTACTCCAGCTTTCACCACCGTATCTTTCATCACCAGCAACATCCGTAAGAGTTGTTGTTCCGTGAAAATAAGCATTAGATTCAACAGTTGGGGTTGTTGAAGATATTCTAATTTTCTTAGCCCTTAATTGTTGACCCACACCGGTAACTTGTGCTCCACCATGCGTAGAAGATCGCATCCATAATTCTATTTGATCACCTGGTATTACATCTGCAATATCTACATCATACTGTCTCATCGCATGAACAGACGAAGTAACACCACTTGCTAGTCCATTTGGATGAGCAGTCGAGAACCCTCCACTTTTTAAAATATTACTAGGTGTAACAGCACTAACAGTCGTACCATTGTTTCTTGCTATTGCCCAACTCCAGTAATAAGCGCCACTGACAATATAACTTTCCCACTTGACACTTATTGTTCCGTATTTAGATACAGTGATAGCACCCATTCTTTTATATTGATTATCACTGTCGACTTGTATTTCTTCATGTTCATGTGCTGCCACTGTCTCGTCACCAGCAGCGTATGATATTGCTGTTCCTAAGTTTGTTTTTACTTGACCTGCAAAAGTTGTTAGACTTGTTGAAGGTGTACCCATACCTGATACAGAAATTACTGCAGAACCAGCATTGTTATTTAAACCCCAGTCGTTATTAGCATCAGTCCATAATCTTCTCCAATACTTTAAACTTTTAGAAGCACTACTTTGACTTACATCTCCTGAAAAAGATGCGTTTTGTGAACTGTCTAAAGTTAAAGAAGGAGAACCATCATTGGTTGCAAATGTCATAGCATTTGAACTATGTAAATATTTTATTTGACCTAAATTATTAGCACCAGAATCCCCAAAATAAATACCACCATCTGAAGATGTACCTGAGAATATTGTTATTCCTGTGTGTGCAGAACCTTCAATAACTAAATTATCAAAATTAGTATTAGCAGTTAATGTGGAAGTACCTGTCCTAATATTTCCTGCAAAAGTTGAAGTTGATGATCCCACTGTTAATTGAGCAACACCACCCGCAGGCTGTACTACAAAGTTATTTCCTGATGCTCCAAACTCTACATTTCCAGTAGGATCTGCACATTGTAAAGTTGCTGTACCATCTGTACTTGTAAAAGTTGCAACAACATTAGTTGCTCCTGAATTAAAAAATCCCCTTACAGCAGTTACGTTCCCTGCAAAAGTCGCAGAACCTGTTCCAGTCAACACTAATCTTTCTATATTATTCTCACTGTTTGTGAAATACATAGATTCCGTGTGATGCCCCTCAATAGTTAAAGCATCTAGGTTGTCTATATCTTCACCAATTTTACAATAAGTACCAAATGTTATATACTTGTTGTCAGCAATTCCAAGATTACCAGTTAAATTCCCACCAGCCAAAGGAAGTTTAGTTCCAATGCTATTCGCAGTCGTTGTTGCAAAGTTTGGATCATCTCCAAGAGCAGCAGCTAATTCATTAAGTGTATTAAGAGTTGCAGGTGACGAGTCGACTATTAAAGCAACCCTTGCGTCAGCCCTTGCATCTGTATAATATAAGTTAGTTCCTTCTGATAAATCACTTGTACTTGCTGCAGCTATTCTAGAATCAACTCTAGCATTTGTATAGTACAAACCACTATCACTACTAGTACCCTCAGCAATATGAGCGGTAGTTATACCGTGGCTTGAGTGTAAATTACCCTGGACTATTACCCCGTCTGATATAAGTTTTACTTTAGTTAATGCCATTTATTTAAATTAATCAGGTTTAGTAGGCCAAACTATATCGTTTGGATTACTTTCATTAGTTATGTCCCTTAATGATTGTCTATAATTTTGTTGATCAGTAGATATAGTTCTATCTTGAACTGCCCACCAATCTGTTTCACTTAGAAGATTATCTCTATATGCTCTTATTTGTTTCCACTTTTCAGTACTACTTATCTCAGTAGCCTCTTCTAGTGTCATACCCCATAATGTATATAAAGGAATGTTGTAATGTTCATGGCCTTCAGGCAAATCTGCTGGATACAAAGGGTCTTGTTCAAACCTTTTATTACCGTATGCTACTTTGTAGTTTTTATTAAATGTAAACATAATTATGATTTATACTGTATGTAAATAGCATGAACTCTAACACCACGAGTATGAGAATTGTTATTAAAATATTTTAAACCTATACCGGGAACGTCAGTTCCTCCTGTTGTGACCCAAGGTGAAACCGCCCATCTAGGTCCTCTAGCACCATCCATACCTGAACCTGAAAATTCTGCTCCATTTTCCGTCCAACCAGTGCTGTAAAAGTATCTTGCCACTTTAAAGCCTACAGTATTATCTGTGTATGTGGCTACAGAATCGGTATACCTAAATAATAATCTAAAATAATTCCAATCCATAGTTCCGTCTTGGATTTTTGGATCCGTTACACCATGTGCAAAAGATTGTAATGAACCAATTGAATGATCAAGTATATTAATAATATCTCCTTCAGCCATATCATCATAACCAGCAAAATTCCCTGATGTAGATCCATAGTTTCTAGCTACATAAAAAGTAGGGCTTATTATTCCTTCTGAAGTTTTTATACGTCCATTCACCTCCAGTTTTTCATCCGGGTCAGTTACACCAACACCAACATTTCCTGTGGATAACACTGTAAATAAACCCGCTTCTTCTACTTGAAAGGCAGCATTTGTCGCAAGTGCAGTACCACTAGGTATACCTATTGAAAATGGCCAATATCTTACACCAGCACGCCCACCATCCATTATAAAGAAAGTTTCGTTAGAAGAAGCATCAGTTGTTTTAAAAGTTAATCCAGTTGATCCACCAGCACCTTTTATTTCTAATTTACAATCCGGATCCGTAACCCCGATCCCAACTTTTCCATCGTTTTTAATAATCATTTTTGGATCAAAAGTCAAAGTTGCTCCAGCGGCTACAGATGTAGCAGTTTGAAAAGTTATTTCACCAACATTACTTGCAATCATAGTTGCTCCTGTTGCATATTTAGCTTTCCAAGCAGCGGCTCCACCGGTTTTATAATAATAAGCATTTCCCAGTAAATAATTATCTGCTGCTTCTCTAAAAAGTATTCCAAAACCACCAGCGGAAAAATTTGAATAACCTGTGTTTTGATCCTGAGGTAAAGCAAACCCGTCTGCGCCAACAAACCCTAAAAGACTAACCTCTTGACTTGAATTAATTTCTAAAGCATTATAGGTATTAGTTGTTAAATAAGTTTTGTGAGCGCTTGTTGTTCCAAAATCAGCACTGTTTCCATTTGTGTAAGTATAATACGTACCTATATCTTTATATTCAGATGTTCCAGCTCTCGTCAACCTTATGTTCCCAGCTGCATCAGGAGCTTTAACATGGAGAGGTTTCAAAGGAACCGTCTCCCCGATCCCGACGTTGCCGTTGGCTTCAATCCTCATTTTTTCAGTCAAATTTTGAGCTGCTGGACTTGTTTCGCTGGAAGTCCAAAAAGACATAAAACCTTTAGTCGTTTGTAAAGTTGTTTGATCACTAACACCTGAATATATGGCTGCTTTTACTGTTTCTGTATCATAACCAGGATAGTAAGATTTAAACTCAACCATACTTGCTTGTAGTCCATAAGATGAAGCTGCAGCTGGTATAGCTTTTCTAATCGTAAGTGCAGTTGTAGGCGAAGTCGTCCCGATCCCGACGTTGCCTTGCAATGCAATATCAGTATAACTTTCACCAATTTGAAGTAATGATCCACTTGTATTCCCCTCTAAAGCTCTTCTATCAGTTCCATTTTCAGCTCCAAAAACTAAACGACTATTTGAGTTTGCAATTTTTATACTACCAACAACTTCAAGTTTTTGATCTGGGTTCTCCGTTCCGATTCCAATATTTCCGTCACTTTGAATAGTCATTCTTTTTGTTTGGGATGAACCTGTTAAAAATTGCATTCCATCTGCACCATTTATCCCGTGTATTCCTGCTCTAATTTGTGTACTATCATTCCAATTTAAAGCCGCACCACTTGGTTTTTTTAAAGTTAAAGTATTCCCTGATGTATTGGTTAATGTGGTTTGACCAGAACTGTCTATACGTATTCTTTCTACATTACTTGTATTGAATAATATATTTCCTGCAAATTCATTATCAAATTGTATATCGCCACCAGTACTATTTCTTAATAGAATACTGCCAGTTGATGTATTTCTTATGTATGAAGTTCCAACACTATTATCAATAAATAAATGTGAACCATTGTGTTGAATACTCGCGTCATTACCAGTTCCAAAGTATGAATTTACTTGGTCAGGGTGTGTTGTGTGATCGTTAAAAAGCACTGTTCCTACAAAAGTTGCACCCCCTGCTGTACTTAAAATTAAAGAATGTGTATTATTCCCACCTAAATAAAGAGAGTCCCCCGTGCCGCCCAAAACTGCTATAGCGTCTGTCCCTGCATTTTTAATAATTAATTGACTATCAGCGTCGGGATTAAAAATAGCTTGCGGTCCATTAACCTCTAAACTTCCTGCAAAAGTTGAATTTCCAGTAAACGATGGAGAAGCCAACGGAGCTTTTAAACCAATACTATTTGCTGTAGTTGTAGCAAAATTAGGATCGTCACCTAAAGCCGCCGCAAGTTCATTTAAAGTGTTTAATGTTGCAGGTGAGCTATCAACTAAATTAGTTATTTGAGTTCCTACATATGTTTGAGTTGCATAGCTACTTAAATCTTGATCCCCTGTATTTGTTCCAGATAAGTTTCCAATATCTGTTTTGTCTTGTGCGGATAACCCGTGATCACCCCAGCCATAAGCTGTATTCCAGTTAGCTGAACTATCTGTTAAAATACTGTATGTACCAGAACCATCTGTTTTCATTAAACCAGCAGATGTAAAATCATGATCATATAATATATCACCACCTGAATATGCAGAACCAATACTCATAACCTCTACAGCCACACCATTTGAAGGTGCAGTATCTAAAGTTAACGTAGTACCACTTAAAATATAAGTACCTTTAAATTGGTATACACCATTTAAAAATACTAAAGTTTGATTCTCGCTGTGAACGGTTTGTCCTAATGTAAATGCTGTTGTTGATCCGTTAGCTGTGAATGTATCTGTATAGATTGCTGTTGGACCACTATTTATACCTGTTGTAGATATAACCTCTATTTCGTGACCACTTAGAGGTGCAGTGGAAAATGTTATTGCTTTATTAGCTATAGAATATGTACTCTTAGATTGATAAACACCATCTATATATATATTAGATTGGTTTTCATCGTTAAGAGCATTAACCATGTTAAAGATAGTTGTACTACCATTACCTGTAAAAACATCTTTATGTATTACCGAAGCCGAATCCGCTGCCAACTGACCAAACGATAAGTTACCAGAACCATCTGTTTTAATAACTTGATTGTTTGTTCCGTCTGACGCGGGAAAAGTATATGCGTCGTTAATTCTTATATTACTAAGAAAACGTTTTGCCATATTAAATTATATTAAGCTATTTTACTAACAAGTACCCTTATGTCGTTTGAAGTAGGAGCTGATGAGAATGTTATAGTAACTACATTAACACTTGTTCTCACTACATCAGCATAAACTGTATCTAAGGAGCTAGTATCATATAACTGAACAATAACATCTTGAGTACCTAAACTGTGTGTTACAGCAATAGCTGTAGCAGATCCATCTCCAATAGAGGTTGAGTATGTACTGTTTTGTATTGTTTGTATTTCTTCGTATGCTGAACCATCTTCGGTTAATTGCCATTTGTCAGTTGTTTCATTCCATCTTAAAGATACATTATCTGATGTACCTCTTTCAACTTCAATACCAGAATTTTGACTTGGTGTTCCAGCTTCATTACTATTTAAAGTAATTATATTGTCAGCTAAATTTATTGTCTCTGTATTTACAGTTGTAGTAGAACCTGATACAGTTAAATTCCCAGTAACTATTAAGTTACCAGATACCGTAGGGTTAGCAACTAATCCAATCTTTACTTGATTGTTTGATACAAGTGTATCTATTTCGTTTGTAGTACCAGCAAAAACTAAAGTGTCTGTTCCAACTTCAACACCATCTGTGTTAGGTGTTCCAACGTCATCACTTATAGTTAAAGTAGAAGATATAGCTGCAGTTGTTGCGTTTGTTATTCTACCTTGAGCATCTACAGTTATTACTGGTATAGATGTTGTAGAACCATAGGATGCAGCTGTTACCGCTGTATCAGCTAAAGTAAGCGTTTGTGTGTGTTGACCAGATGTTGTTGTAACTGTCCCTGATAATCCAGTTCCAGCTGTAATAGTAATACCTGTTATATCACCACCTACATTTGTCCATGCAGTCCCATCATATACTTTTAATTGGTTAGAAGTTGTATTATAAATCAACCAACCTGCTGTCAATCCAGATGAAGGATCGGTACCAAGTTTCTGAATCACAGCATTCTGTAATTCGTTTTTGTTTAAATTAATGTCTGTTAAGTATGAAAGTGCCATAGTTTATTTAGTTTGCATATACGCTACCTTGAAAAGAAGCTTTAAATGTTATCTTAAAGTTGTTGTTATCTGTATGTTGAACATCACCTACTATATGAGATCCTCCTGAATCGATAGTGGTTACTGCTGGGAATTTTGCCAAGTTGTGGCTTATTGTAACAGGAGTCCCTGCTGTGAAGTTTATATTCTCTCGAGCAAAAGATTTATCTGTTAAAGTAGAATTATCTAAATTAAATAAATAATATTTATCTTCTCTTAAAGTTGAATTGCCACTTATAAAGCTTAATGAAAATGTTGCAAAATCATCTGAAGCATCTGCTTTAATAGCACTTACAAATGAATAATGGCCAAACTCACTTATGTTATCAACCCTTGATATTTTAAGCCCTTGACTAACTACATGGTTAAAGAATTCAGTCACGTTGATATTCGCTAGACTTTGAGTAGATACTTTTAAAGAAGTAATACCACTAAAAGCAATACCATTACCTCCAGAGGGTAATTTAAATTTACCTCTTGTTAAAGCTGTATCAGCTACTTGAAATTGCTCAACTACGCCATCTAGATTAAGAGTACCAGAAGTATTTAAAAAAGTAGTTATATCTTCCACTCTAAAATTCTTAGTTTCACCACCTGCATTGGATCCTAATAGTTTGTCTGTAGCTTGTACGGATTCATCAGTGGTATATGTACTAATTCTAGCCATTTTATTTTTTTATTTTTTCAATTGATCGCCCGCCAAAATATGCACCGATAACCGTAATTAAGACTAGTTGTAATAAATCTGTCCACTTTTCTTCAACTTCAAAAACTATTGATCCTGAATCAATAAAAACCATTGCAACAGTACTTACTATCAAGAATACTAAAACTAACGGCCTGACTGATCTAGTGAGCCAATTACCATGTTCTAAGTCAGCTTTCCATCTCTCTGTAACGTTCTTCTGCATTTCAGCTTCAGCTTGTATGAACAACTGAGTCATTTCTTTTTCAAACGCAGCTTTCTCATCTTTTGTTTGAATAAACTTATCAGCAATTCCAGTTAGTTTACTAAATATACCACCAGCAGCTCCACCAAAAAGTTTAGCTAATAGTTTGCTCATTAGCAGTTACATTTCTTTTTTCCACATCCACATTTTTTTAAAGGACTAACATTGTTTTTGCTTTTTTTAGCATCATCTCTATCTTTCATACGTTTTGCCCTATTCTTATGTCTATCTCCTTTTTTGTCATTACCTGCTTTATAAGCCGCTTCTGCTTTTTCACCTTGATTTATTATTCTTGTACCTTTTTTATCTACTTGTTTTAAAGGAGTTGCTTTCATTTTATCATTTATAGCCTCATCACCTTTCTTTTCGCTTTCTAATACAGCTTTACTGTTTTCGTTTGGTTTTGATGGCGCTGGACCATCCATGTTGTCATTACCTCTTCCATTGCCTTTTAAAGCGTTTCTTTTAAATGCCCTTTTAAGTGATCCATACAAACTTCCATCTCTACCATCTCCATTAGTTTGCTTAAATGGTGAACCCATACCTTTGATTGATGGGTCTTGACCTTGACCTCCTACTAAACCTCTGCTTTTTAACGAAGTGAATATATTACCTGCTTTTGGACCTTTTGTTCCCATTGTATATGTTTTATTTATTTTTTAGATGCACCAAATGTGTATCCTTGTTGTTTAAACGGTGTAGTGCGTTTGCCATATTTAGGACCACCCTTGAAGGTAGCTCCATCTCCTTGTAAAACTTTTGTTACTGAACCTGTTTTATCTCTTAATGCTATTTCAGCTAATTGCTTGGAAGTAAGAGCATTGTTTCCTTGATTTGAAGAGTTTTGTGCGTTCTTTTTTGTTTCAGTACTATCAGAATTTGTAATAAGTCTTTCATTACCTCTAACTTTCCCACCTAAACCTATATTTTGATCGGAAGCCCTTTGTGAGTTTAAAGATTCACTCTCACCTTTTTTAATTATAGCATCATTCCGTTTTGTTTTAGAGGTAACTTTCACACCCTTCATAAAATCTCTTCTACTACCACCGGCTGCTTCTCTTTCCTTTTCAGACATTCCTTTCCACTTTAATCTAGCGTTGGCTATTTCTCTGTTTTTAATCGTATTAGTATTGGACTTTGTTGTTCTCATGTTTTTTCTACTTTCATAAGAACTTTGTTTAGTACCGTATTCATATTCACTAAGAGGTGCTTTTTTAGTATTTGTTACAACCTTCTTTTCTGAATTATTTTTATTTTGCTCGTCTGCCATGTCTTGAGTCACTAAACCTTCTCTAACACCTGCATCAGCTTGTTGTTGTAATCTCTGTGCTTTTCTTCCAGAGGATTCATTAGCTAAGTAATTAGTCCATTGTTCATCAGTCATTTTCTTACCAGGCATTTGTCCTGTTACTTTTCCTTCACTAGCTTTTATAACGTCTCCAGCGCCTTGTGTCACTGTTTGAGTAGATATAATGTTACTTACGTTACCATCTGCATCAGTCATTGTTCCACTTCCACTTGTAGATGTCGGGTCTGCAGCTGGTCCCGATGCTGTAAGATCTATAACATCGTTACCACCACTATTATCGATTTGTTCAACATTTCTTCGCATGTCAGTATACTCAGTAGGTGTTGATCCATCTGCGTTTGGAGTAAAATCAGTGTTATGACCACCAGCTCCTCCAATTAGTTTGTTTTTTACAGTAGGATCTTTCTTAAAAGGTGATCCCTTTAACTTAAACGGTGTGCTATTTTTATAATTCATAATATATATATGTGTTTCTTTTATATTTTTTTACCAAACGAACTAAACATACTAAGTAATGAACCCACTGCATCTTCAGGTTTGTAATCAGGTGATTTTTTTTTAGTTGCTTCTAAAGCTGCAGCTTCTCCCGCTGCCTTTTTCTCTGCATCTGTTTTTTCTGTATTATCGCCTGTTGTTCCATCTTCACCTGTTGTAGGAATAATTGGTTGTTGATTGTTTTCAGTGGCTACTTCAACTTCTTCTTTTTTCTCAAAGCCAGTTGTTTTAGAACCGTATACCTCTTTAGCACCATCAACTAAACCTTGATTCATTTTAAAAGGTGTTGATTTTGCTCTTTGTGTTATTGGTGTTGTTTTCATTTTTTTAATTTATCTGATTCTTTGTATGCCTCAGCTTCCCAAGGTTCTGATCTAGCTCCCTCCTCCATCACTTCTCTAGCGAATGTTTTCATAGGAGCTCTAGTTGATTCTTTCCAATAAACAGCATTGTCGTCATAACCTAATCTTCCTTGCATCATCTGATCATGATGTATATCTTCATGCACTTTAGCCTCTTCACGTTCTTTACCTTTCACTCTAGGATCTATAAACGTAGTACCGTCTCTATTAGCTTCAGCTTTAACTTCTCCACCAAGATCTTTAACAAAAACAGGTCTACCCCATTCTGATAGATCTTTATCTATACCAATCAAGCTATGAATATCTTTTAGTTTGAATGCCATTAATTTGAAGGTTTGAAATTGTCCTTTAATTTTTTCTTATTATGAACTGAGTCCACCCTGTAGGTACCAGTTGAATTGTCTAGAAGAGTTTTTTGATCTTCAGGTATATTGTGACTTACAGTTCCTTTACCACCTTCACCATTAGTGCCTAAAGAAACAGAAGCCATCGATGTGTTAAACTTGTTTATACTTTTAGCCATATTTCTATTAACACTGCTACCACTTATCAAAGTATCTCTACCTTTTTCAAAACTTTCAAATCTTGAAACTTTTTTATCATAAGATTCTACTTGTTTTAATGGCGAACCACCTGGAAGATCAACTGGACCACCACTACCATCAGAGTTTTTAGTAACCTCTTGGTTTACTGGAAGATCTTTTGATCTACTGTCATTTACTCTTTTAGTTATTGGTATTGTCATCTATCTTTATCTTTAATCATATCATCTATAGCTTTATTGTAAACTTTATCTGTATATGATTTGTTATTAAAAAATTTACTTCTAGTTGATGTTGGTAAGTCTTCCTCTGCTAAAAGTATTCTATATATTCTACTTATTAATTGTTGGCCTTTAAAAGACACTTTAAATATACTGTATTTTATAGTTGTTCTATTCCTGTGTCTCCATGTTTCGATCCAACCATTCTTTCTAAGCCTCTCCCATCTGCTTTTATCCCAGCTATAAGTATACGTACCATCTATAAAATCATTACGTGTAAATTGCTTTTTGCAATCTAAGTAGACTAATAATTCTAAATCAGCATCTTTTAGGGCATAAGTTTTACAGGCCCATTTCCTAACGAGCCTGTAATACTTAAATAAATTTAATTCCCTAATGTCACTAGTACTTAATCTCATTCTACTATAACAATGTCCTGATGTTGGATAACTTGATATAGCTTATCCTCCCATTCTATTCCGTGTCCAGCATGTTTATCGTAATGAATAATATCTCCATCACTTATGCCTTTCACTAAATCGCCAGTACTTATTACTTTAGCCTTTAGATACCTAATGTCATTTGATTGTTTATCTGTTATAATAAACCCTCCAACGTTCTTAGGTTCCTCTTTTATTTTTTCTATTACTAGATAGTAGTTTATTGCTTTCATACCTCTCTTACATTTGAAATTACACAATCTGCAGAGATAATAGTATTAACAACACTTACCGCATTTATTAAAGCTGTTTTTGTTACAAGCAAAGGATCAATTATTCCTGACTTCATCATACTGAATACGTCTCCAGTTGTAACATCGACTCCAAAACCTTTTTGTTCTGGTTCAATATAAGGTATACCAGCATTTTCAAGTATAGTAGCGTAAGGCCATTTTATTGATCTTAATAGTATTACTTCACCTTCATTCTTTGCCTCTATGTTTTGAGCAGCAT